CAGCGGAGATTTGCAGTAAATTTCCCGACGCTCCTTCTCATTCTTTAGCATCAAAGTTATTTACTGAATATCCAGAAGCGTTTGATTCTTTAGAACACGCGCGTAATTACATTCGAACTGTTCGCGGTAAGATTGGAAAGCGAAGCAGAATATCTAACACACAAAAAGAATTGATTGACACTAAACAAAGACCTTCTAATCCATACGCACTTCCTAAATCTTATTCGAAGAAACGTCGACACGTTGAACTGAAGGGCAACAAGTTTCTGATTCTTTCGGATATTCACCTTCCTTACCAAGACAACGAAGCGTTAGAGTGCGCTATATCAGAAGGATTGAAACAAGGATGTGACGCAATCATTTTAAATGGTGACGCTCTCGATTGTCATATGATTAGTGACTTTGTCAAGGATCCGCGTAAGCGCAAATTCAAAGACGAACTATATTCTATTCGTCAATTCCTTGCGTCACTTCGACACACGTTCCCGAACGCAAATATCTACTACAAAGAAGGCAACCACGAAGAAAGGTATTGGAGATATATGAGAATCAAAGCACCTGAACTATTCGACATTGACGCGTTCGACTTTCCAACCCTTACACATTGCGACAAGCACGACGTTAAATGGATTGACGGAAAGAGCAAGTTAAACATCGGTAAACTTTCAATCTTTCACGGACACGAGTTCGGGAAGCAATTCCTTCCTTCTGTTAACGTAGCGCGTGGGTTGTTTATGAAGACAAAAGTTTCTGCGCTTTGCGGACATCATCACCAGACAGCGGAACACAACGAGCGCGATGCTAACGGAAAGTTTATCACTTGTTGGGGTGTTGGTTGTTTATCTGAATTATCGCCCGACTACAACCCTTATTCAAAGTACAATCATGGCTTCGCTATCGTTGAGAAAGGGAACAACGGAGCGTTCAGCGTTCACAATTACCGCATTCACGAAGGAAAGATATTATGAGAAAGAATATACTCGCAGCATTACTGTTATTTATTGGAACGTCGTTTCTTTGGTTGGTGCTTTGTTGGAATTGGTGGGGTTGTACGGATAAAAAGAACGTACAAGAAAACGTACAAACACAAGATAGCATCATAAACTACAACGCTGGTGAATACGACCGCTTACTTGCTGAACAAATAGAACTTTACAAACAACTTCGAACTTATGAAGATGCTCAACTTACAGCCAAAACTACCTATAAAAGAACTCGTAATACTATTGTTGTTCGAGATACTATTGTTCGCGTTGATGTTCTCCGTTTGGTGAACTCTTGTGATAGCGTAATTGCTTCAGATTCTTTGGTAATTAACAACCTCAAAGAACAAATAAACATCGAAGGTGAAAAGATTGACAACTTACAAGAAGTCGTCGTTGCTTATGAACAGAAGACCGATGTATTAACCGAAGAAATAAACACTCTAACTGCTAATAAAAAGAAATTGGACAAACAAAAAAAGCGCCGTACTAGCGCTCTCGTTGTTGCTTCGTCCGTCGCTATTTTGTCGACGTTTGTTCTTTCAATTTTATTTTAGATTCGGGAACGTAGAACTTCAAAGAGAACTCAATTGCTTCACTTAAAAATGTGTTGCGACTATTCTCACCTCGCTTTTCGTCAATCTCGTTCCACAGGTCTTTGTGTAAGTAAACACATATTCCTTTTTTAGTTTTGCTTTCTGGCATCTTCTTCTATTTTAAGTTTCTTCAAATAAAGCGCAAGGTCTAACGCTTCCTCGTATGCGTGTTGTAGCCATTCAGAACGCGTTAAATCAGTTCGGTCTAACGTTGTTCCATAGGTTTCAATTCCCTTCGCTTCACGCGCTTCTAATTCAGCAATGACTTGCGTCAGTAAATTACTTTTCTTCATTCGGCTTCGACATCATTGAACCAATCATAAGCGCAAGATATATTTTCTCCTTCGCGTTCAAGTCCTTTCGTTGTGAAAGTTCAAGGAGAATGTCGCCTAATATCTTTCCCTGTTGGAAGTAGTTCGCGAGTGAATTAACAATTTCGCGTTCTCGCTCGTAAGTCATTTTCAAAGACTCGTATAGTGGTGTATTTTTCATTCTTATTTATTTAAATGGTATGTTTCTAAGTAATCAATCAAAGTGTCTCTTGTTTTATCTAACATTTCCCATTCTTCAGGAGAAGTGCAATGCCCTACTTCATTATTAATTAACGCAAATAGATGTACTAAATTTTGAATTTTCAATTTAACATCGAACGAATCTTCGCCAAAGTCTTCGTCTTCAAAATCGTACTTTTGTAATAGTTCTACTATTTGAGTAGTTGCTAAAGTGTATTCTTTTTCTTCTTTCATTTCGTAAATGTATGCTAAATAATTCTAACCGACAACATATTGTCCGTAACTTGGATTGAGTTCGAAGTACATTCGCATCATTATCGCGTCTGCAACGTCGGGAGAAATTCCTTCGCGATTCTTGATTACGTCCTTCGGTGTGACTTGCAACTTTCCGTCAACGTCTGCGCGGTGTCGCTTAATCATTTCAAGTTCACGAACGATTTGTTCTTTGCGCGTACTGGATAAGATAGTGAGCCGATTCTCCTCTACATATTGAGCCAATTTATAGTAACACTCGCTTTTTAGATTTTGGTATTGCGGGTGCTTGGGTTTAGATCCGTTGACGAACCCTCGACATTTAAGAAAATCAACCACTCCGCCACCAACACCATCTTCGTCGCACACTACGTCTTGCAATAAAATTGAGTGCTGTTGACAGGTTAAGCGAATCTTGTTCACGACTTCGTCCAATGCGGCACGATTGAGTTCAATTATATCTATAATAGTTAGACCTTCCCAAACAATAATAATCGTTCTATCCTTTCCAAAACGCGCTATGTCGGCTGTGATGTACTTCTTTCCTTCATTGATTACTTCGTTGCGGAACATTCGCAGCAAGTTCTCCGTGTTAAATAGTTTGTCGCTATCGTCGTCGAACTCCCAGTTCCCTTCTAAAAGTCTTTTACGGTCGTATTCGGGAAGGCGACGCAACGACTCGATATAAGCAACAGGAAGGAATGGGTTATCTTGTGGTAACGCTTGAACAAATGCGCGGTGTGAAGGTAGTTCGTTGCGGTTGTTCTTCATATAGAACTCATTGTACAACCAACCTTTTGACGGATTACACGATAAGAAGCCTTTGGGAATAAGACCGAACTCATTCAACTTATAACGGCAACGAGAGTGAACGATGTTGACCGCTTTCTCTGTTACCTCTGCTACCTCGTCTATAAAATAATCGGTAATTTCCAACGATCCAAGTGAATCGAAGTTCGGATTTGAAGGATAAGCGAACAGGTCTTTCAATACAATTTCGCTTCCATTGAAGAACTTAATCACATTCGTTTGTCCGTTGTAGGTGTAGTGTTTGTCAGCAATCAAACCAAAGTCTTGCGCTGTTTCGAAGAACGTGTTTAACGTCGTCTTTTTCAACGTGTCTAATTTGCTTCGTCCAATAAGTGAACGTGTCCCTGCGTACTTTAAACGACGTTGAATCTGCCACATACAACCGAACTTGGTCTTCCCACCCCCTGCCGCGCCACCGTATAACAATTGTTCAACTTGTGAATCAGTTGCTAAGTAATTAAGCGCTTCGATTTGACGCGGCAGGTATTCGGGTTTATATGGTTGCATTAAAATAGTTTTAATTGTAGTTTTTCTAACCTGTCCATTTCAGCAATTACCTTGAAAATTTCATAGGCTACTTGCGGAACGATAGCATTTCCATAACCCTTTAATGATTCTTTTCGTAATTTTGAAAAGGTAATTCCGTCCAGTTCGAAGGAAAGCCCATCATTTCCGCTACAAACCGGTGATTCAGTTGGGAAGTTTTTCCATTTATTTCCGCGTTCCACATTGATAAATCTTTTTGACGTTTGCCTATTCGATTGTTCCAATACTTCTCGCTGTGTCCGTGTCGATATTCTCCAGCTGTTGGTGTTGGAAGCAATCCCATATTCAACATTCTCGGAAGTGTCATTGAGTGCATTGAACCTTCTTTTATTTGGCTGCTCTTCATTGTCGCACGAGCGTTCGTGCTGTCGAACGCGCAAGGTGTCGGAAGCAACGAACCAAATTCTATCTCTCCTGTGCGGCGCGCCAATGGAACAAGCTGGCAATAATATCGGTTGTACGGTGTACCCTTGACTTTCCAAGTCAACGCACACTTCTTCGAAGACCATTCCCCCGTTCCAATTAGTAAGTCCACGAACATTTTCGCCCACGACGTAGGTTGGCTTAACTTCTGAAATGACTCTGAGCATATGCGGCCAGAGGTGTCGCTCGTCCTCTTTCCCAAGTCGTTTACCTGCGCTTGAGTATGGTTGGCAAGGAAATCCTCCTGTGAGTATGTCAATTGTTCCTCGGTGAATAGTGAAATCTGTCTTTGTGATGTCTTCATAACTAATTGAGTTTGGCCAATAATGATTTAAAACTTTGCGTGGAAAGGGCATCCATTCACAATGAAATGTATTGTTCCACCCCATCCATTCAGCGGCTAAATCGAAGCCACCGATTCCGCTAAATAACGATCCGTGATTCATTGCTTCGACAAATAAAGTTTATACAACTCACGCAACCCTTCGAACTGAATTGATTCTTTGAGCAATTGTCTTTTGCGGTCACTCATTCGCTCAACCATTCCTTTTGAAAGTTGTTGTTCGTTAAACACAGTCTTTCGTGCCTTTGCTTTACAAAGGTTGTATTCGTCGTCTGTAAAGGTTTCAGCCGTTATACGCTTACTTTCTTCGAGCCAACGCATCATTGATACCCCGCGCAATTCTAACGTCGTCA